ATGCTGTCAAAGCTGCCAGCGTCCAATTGATTGCGTGATTCATTCGGCATCCCTCCGGTTTTCGTAGTGCTCTTGGCCACGGTCGTACTGGTCATGTTCAGCTTGGACCGCCATGTCCTCAAGCGCTTCTTCTTCAATCGTTGCAGCCAGATCGCCAATTACCTCGCTGATATCTACGCCTTCAACCAAGGCCCAGATCAGCTCAATGGCGGCAGCGCAGCCAGGGTGATCGTATGTGGCGCGTTCTTCTGCTTCAAAAGCCAGATAGCAGTCCAGAACTAGACCGCCAGCAGTTTCAAAGCGATGGTTGTACAGACCCTTCAGGTCTTCTTTGGTTGGCTTGTAGCCAGTTGTCCAGACGGGAGTTTTCATGATGTTCTTTCAGGGGCCGAAGCCCCGTTTGGTTTATGCTGAAAAACGCACTGCGCGGTTGGCTGAATTCAAGGCACGTTCGCGGCAAACTTTAGCCATAGCCAAATTGCCTGCTGCAAAATACTCATCACCTTTTTTGTCAAGTGATGCAGCCAGTTTCCAATCCCGATCTGCTTTTTGAGCGTTGGTCAATTCTGCAAATCCCATGCCCCAACTAAAAGCCATAGAAGTTGCTTCGCTGGGTGTAACTGATTGAAATGTTGTCATGATTTTTTCCTAAAAGACCCTTTGCAATGTGCTGGGGATTGACTGCATCATAAGCCAGCTTAAATCATGTCGTCAACTACTTTGTTAATCTCCCTTAACTTTTGTCAGGTATTGACAGCTCTCACTCTGTAAAGCTGGCTTACAATGCGGCATGACTAAAGAACAGGCGATCACTCTTGCTGGCTCCCAGGCCAAGCTGGCGGCATTGCTGGAGATCAGTGACGCTGCTATCAGCCAGTGGACAGAGATCCCAGAGGCACGCATTTGGCAGCTGAAACTGTTGCGGCCAGGGTGGTTTGTACGATAAAATTTGGGCACGGCTAGTCTTAGCGGACGAAAAGAGGATTCTTCACCCTCCTGCCGATGTTCTTTCTCAGTGAAGCAGACCAACGAAGTAAGGTCAAAAATGCACTACTACCGTCACCACATTGGTGACTTTCTCAAAGACACCGGACACCTAAGTAACGACCAGATGGGCGTTTACCTGCGGATGCTCTGGCGCTACTACTTAGACGAAAAGCCGCTGAAAGACGAATGCGAAAGCATTGCGTTTGCTATGCGTTCGGATGAAAAAACAGTCAATCTGATCCTGCGTCATTTCTTTGTTTTGCAAGCTGATGGATGGCGTCACAACCGTTGTGACAAAGAGATTGCTGACTATCACGAAAAGAAAGGCAAGGCGGCAAACAGTGCGAACGCACGCTGGAGCAATGCGAATGCAATGCGAACGCATACCGAACGCAATGCGAACGAACCTGTTTTCGATGCTAACCATAAACCAATAACCAATAACCATAAGAATACAGATATATGTCCACCTGACGGTGGCCCTGTGTTGCCAGACTGTCAGCATCAAGCAGTCATAGACCTCTATCACCAGCAGCTGCCAACACTACGCCGGGTGGAAGTCTGGAATGCTGCCAGGCAAGGCTACTTACGGCAACGCTGGCGTGAAGTAGCGGCAGAGTTGGGCAAAGACAAGCCGATCAGCGCAAGCGCGGTGCTGGACTGGTTCAACGATTTCTTTGGACACATTCAAAAATCTCGATTCCTGGTTGGCAAGGTGAACAGCAAAGACGGGCGAGCGTTCACGGCTGATCTGGAATGGATCCTCAAACCCAGCAACTTTGCAAAAATCGTAGAAGGAAAATATCATGGCACTAACTAATTTCAAAAAAGACGACATTCCTGAAGGCAAATCAGATCTGCTTTGCAGCGTTAACGGCTGTTTTAACTTGTGGTCGGTACGCCTGGAAGGATCTCCACCGAAGTGTTCGCATCACCAGTGGGGATCTAAGCCTGTCAATCAATCCACATCGACCTACAAGCAATGGGCTGACCGCCAGCTGCTGACGAAACCTGTTGCCGATTGGTACAAACAACCCGACCAGCAGAAGGAGGAATGGTGAATGAGCTGGCTCTTTTCGCAGGCGCTGGTGGAGGAATACTTGGGGGACACCTCCTCGGATGGCGAACAGTCTGCGCTGTTGAATGGGAACCCTACCCAGCAAGCGTACTGTGCGCCCGACAAAATGACGGCCTTCTCCCGCCTTGCCCGATTTGGGATGACGTACAAACCTTTGACGGCAAGCCGTGGCGAGGAATTGTTGACGTTGTATCGGGCGGGTTTCCGTGCCAAGACATCTCAGCCGCAGGGGGGGGGCTGGAATTGACGGAGAGCGCAGCGGGATGTGGCGAGAAATGGCGCGCATCATTCACGACGTACAACCCAGATTCGCGTTCGTGGAAAACTCACCAATGCTCACTTCTCGAGGACTTGGAACCGTTCTTGGAGACTTGGCCGCAATGGGGTTTGATGCGAAATGGGGAGTGTTGGGAGCAGCAGACGTTGGCGCAAATCACCAAAGGGACAGAATCTGGATTGTTGCCAACTCCAACCATGCAAGGACTGAACGGGAGCAGCAACAGTCGCAAATCAGCAATAGCCAAAGGGACTTGGCCGACGCCACGGAGTTGTTCAGCAATGGCAGCAACAATATCTCCAGAGGCAGCATGGAACGAAAAACGCAAAGCCAATTTAAAAACGATTGTGGGTCAAAGAATGTGGCCCAGCCCGAAAACACGGGACTGGAAAGACGGAAAAACGGAGGGAACATCAAACCGTCAAAGTCCAGATTTGGGAAAAGTGGTTGGTCAATCAAAGACAACTGGGTCACTGAACCCAACGTGGGTAGAGTGGCTGATGGGGTGGCCGCTAGGGTGGACAGACTTAAAGCCATTGGAAACGGACAAGTTCCACTTTGTGCCGCAACAGCCTGGCAGCTTCTCAGTAAATAATGGTGAAATATGCCTCTAACCCGCATGGATATTGACGTTATAGCTACAAAAGGAATAGCATGATTGATGAAAACTGTGAAAACTGCAAATACTGGTTAGATGATCTGAAAGATGATCGACGTTTTTGCAAAAGATTTCCACCAATTTACATATTTAAACCGATTGAAATGGATACAGAAGGTGAAGACCACTTGCAGAGTTTTGCTTGGTCGCAGCCAAGTGTTGCATGGGATAGTTGGTGCGGGGAATGGAAGGAAAAAGCATGAACTACTACCAAGCCCACAAGCTGCTAGACGAAACCAGAGCAGGCCATGACCACACCGAAGCCGACATCACAAGCGCACTTGAACTCACTGGAGACATTGATATTGACATACGCACTGATGGCGTTAGCTGGTGGGGATCAAGCCCTCAAGGATGGACGCCGCGAGTACCTACTTCAACGCTTTCGGGAATTGGAACAAGATTTTCCGGGATTGCGATCAATGATCATCGAGCGAATTAAGGCGCTGAAATGAGACACGCAGCCAGGGTTGACAAAAACCAGCAAGAGATCGTTTCAGCACTACGGGCAGCTGGCGCTTGCGTCTGGATCATTGGCCTACCTGTTGACCTTTTAGTCGGCTACAAAGGCCATACGTTTCTGGTTGAGGTCAAAGATGGCCCTAGGAAGCGTTTAACGGCCCTACAAGACGATTTTTTTAAGAATTGGTCTGGCAGTACCTTGGCGAGAATTGACGGCTCTGAGGCCGCTTTACGCATGATTGGAGTTTTGAAATGAAAGTCACTTGTTGGGAACCCGTCCAAGCGCACAAAGAAATGATGACCGTTGTCTGGCCGATGCTGAAATCAATGCTGATGGCAGGCCACCGGATGACGATTGAAATCAAGCAGAGCAAGCGCAGCGTGGAACAAAACGCAATGTTTCACAGCATGATCGACAAAATAGCCAAGCAAATGGCCACGGCTGGCAGCACCTGGACAGCAGACGACTGGAAAAGATTATTGATTGACCAGTGGGCGCACGACACAAACCGCAATATCGGCAAAGTCTGCCCGAGTCTGGATGGCGAGAGAATCGTCCAGCTTGGCCTGCAAAGCCACAAATTCACGACAGCGGAGAGCAGCGAGTTTATCGAATTCTTGCTGGCCTGGTCAGCAGACAAGGGCATTGATGTTTCCTAAACACCAGTACGTGCGCGACAAAGCATTGCTAAAACGGGTGGCGCAGCTGGATTGCCAGCACTGCGGTAGCGGTGAAATGGTGCAGGCAGCACACAGCAACTGGGGCGGAGGAAAGGGACGGGGCATCAAAGCTGATGACAACCTGGTGGCCGCGTTATGCCTGAAATGCCATTGGGAAATAGACCAAGGTGTTAAACTAACTAAACTCGAAAGGCAGGAAATGTGGCAGAAAGCACACCAGCGAACCATGAGGGCATTGCAGTGATCAGGACAATTATTGTGAGGCTTTATGCGGTACTTGGCGCATTGATCTTGTTGGGCGGCATTGCAATGATGACCGACAGATTCGGGATGGGTCTGTTTATGCTGGGTCTGTTCGGTGTGCCTTGGCTCCTGCTGCTGTGGTGTTTTTGGCCATTTTTCAAGAAAATATGAAACTGGCTATAATTTCAACGTCAAGTGCTGCAACACAAGACCAAATGAGGCCATTTTCTCATGCGTTACCCCACAAGGGAACTGATGTTGCAGCATCAGAACGCAGTAGAAAGTGGCTTTTTGCGTTCCAGTACCGATTGCTGATGGCGAAACAATGAACCCTGTTACGGTTGCTATCGAGAAAAGTGATGCGCTTACTGACAAGCCAGCGCGAGAACTTGCAGGCGGTATCTCAGGAACAGAGCAGAACGGTGATGTGACGATTAGCCCAACGATACGGGCGCTCTGGAAATGTAAGCCTGACCTTATGGGTGCAGTAGTCGAAAGATGGCTGAAGTCGGGGATATCACCCGCTTGGCTTGTCCAATGGAGAATCAATGGGTAAATCAAAATACACCGACAAAGAGCAAATCTGTACCAAAGTGCTGGAAGGCATGGAAAGCGGATTAAGCGCATTCAAATCTTGTGCCGCTGCGGGTGTAAATCAAAGCACTTTTAACTTGTGGCTCAATGAAGATGCCGAACTTGCTGCAAAATATGCGCGCGCGAGAGAAGACCTGATTGAGCGCATGGCTGAAGAAGTATTGCAACTGAGCGACCAAGAAGTCCCTGAAACTGGCGACGGCAGAAAAGATTGGCAAGCAATCCAGAAACACAAATTGCAGGTTGACACGCGCAAATGGCTGCTGTCCAAGCTGGCCCCGAGGAAATATGGCGAAAAGCTGGAAGTATCTGGCGACCCGGCAAACCCCCTGGTTCAGCGCATCGAGCGCATAGTGGTTAAATCTTGACAACTCTCCAACTTCAAACGCCCGAATGGGCATTGCCCCTGCTGGAAGCCAGCCGATACAAAGGCGCATGGGGTGGCCGTGGATCTGGCAAGTCGCATATGTTCGCTGAACTGATGATTGAGGCGCACATCATTGACCAGAAGCGGCGAAGCGTCTGCGTGCGAGAGATTCAGAAATCGCTGAACCAATCCGTCAAGCGGCTGCTAGAGACAAAGATTGAGGCGATGAATGCCGGCGCGTACTTCGAGGTGCAGGATGCCGTTATAAAGGCCAAGAAGGGCGATGGCGCGATTATTTTCCAAGGGATGCAGAATCACACTGCCGACAGCATTAAATCGCTGGAGGGCTACGATTGCGCCTGGGTTGAGGAGGCACAGAGTCTGTCCCAGACCAGCCTTGATCTGCTACGCCCAACAATCCGCAAGCCAGATTCAGAGCTGTGGTTTACCTGGAACCCGAGGCAGAACAGCGACCCGGTAGATTTCCTGCTGCGTGGCCCGACACCGCCGAAGGATGCAACCGTCATCAAGGTCAACTTTAGCGATAACCCTTGGTTTCCGCAGGTACTCAGAGATGAAATGGAGTATGACAAGCGGCGCGATCCAGACAAGTATCAGCACGTTTGGCAAGGTAGTTACCTGACAAACAGCAGCGCTAGGGTGTTCAAGAACTGGAAGATTGACGAGTTTGATGCACCACCAGACGCTATCCACCGCCTCGGCGCTGACTGGGGCTTTGCGATTGACCCGACAGTCCTGGTGCGATGCCACATCATTGGACGCACGCTCTATATTGATCACGAGGCTTACATGGTTGGCTGCGAGATCGTCAACACGCCAGAGCTGTTTATGCAGGTTCCCGAGGCTGAGAAATGGCCAATCGTGGCAGATTCAGCCAGGCCCGAGACAATCAGCCATATGCGGAAAAACGGCTTTCCAAAGATTATGACGGCAGTAAAAGGCCCGAAATCGGTGGAGGAAGGCGTGGAGTTTTTGAAGGGATATGACATTGTTGTTCACCCCCGCTGCACGCACACGATTGACGAACTCAGCCTATACAGTTACAAGCAAGACCCGCTGACGGCTAAAATCCTGCCGATACTGGAAGACAAGAAAAATCACGTTATTGATGCCCTGCGTTATGCTTGCGAGGGAATCAGACGGGCAATTGTTGTCAAGCCGCAGACTTTCGTGCCATTGCCGACTATGCACAAATGGTAGAAAATCGGACAACCAAGGATAAACATGGCCAGAATTTCCGAAGATCAACGCCTTGCTAACCTGCACGCTGAAGCGTTGAGGCAGTTTAACGACATCCAGACTGCGTTGAGGGATGAGAGGCTGCAATGCCTGCAAGACCGGCGTTTCTACAGCTTGTGTGGGGCGCAGTGGGAAGGGCCGTTGTATGACCAATACGAAAACAAGCCGAAGTTTGAGGTCAACAAGATCATGCTGGCGGTCATTCGGATCGTCAACGAGTACCGTAACAACCGCATTACAGTCGATTATGTAAGCAAAGACGGTTCAGAAAACGACAAGCTGGCCGAAGTCTGCGATGGACTGTATCGTGCTGATGAGCAGGCATCCGTGGCCGATGAAGCCTACGACAATGCTTTTGAGGAAGCTGTGGGCGGTGGCATTGGGGCATGGCGCCTGCGGACGGTCTACGAAGACGAGGAAGATGACGAGAACGACAAGCAGCGCATCCGTATTGAGCCAATCTACGATGCTGACAGCAGTGTTTTCTTTGACCTAAACGCCAAACGCCAGGACAAAAGCGACGCTAAGTTCTGCTTTGTGGTCACCAGCATGACCCGTGACAGTTACAAGGAAATCTACAACGACGACCCGACAGACTGGCCGAAAATCATTCACCAATATGAGTTTGACTGGGCAACGCCTGATATCGTCTTTGTCGCTGAGTATTACAAGATCGAGGAAAAGTCAGAAACGATCCGCATATTCGAGGCCATCGACGGCACGGAAGAGCGCTACAGCCAGACAGACTTTGCGGACGACGAGACCCTGGAAGAAACCCTGATGGCAATCGGTTCCCGTGAGGTGCGACAAAAGCGCGTCAAGCGGATGCGCGTTCGCAAATACATTATGAGTGGCGGTAAGGTGCTGGAGGACGCTGGCTACATTGCTGGCAAGTGCATTCCCATCGTCGTTGTCTACGGCAAGCGCTGGTTTGTAGATAACGTCGAGCGCTGCATGGGCGCGGTTCGCCTGGCTAAAGATGCACAGCGCCTGAAGAATATGCAGCTGTCCAAGCTGGGCGAGATCTCGGCATTGTCAAGCATCGAGAAGCCC